ACGAGGACCGGGCCGGACGGCGAATCCGGAGCAGTTCAACGATGCACTCCTCGCATTGAATGGACTGCTCGATTCGCTCAACATCCAGCACGATGCCATCTTTTCGATCAACAACGACCGCTATCACCTGACTCCATCGAAGCGAAGTTATTCCATCGGTATCGACCCGCTAGGAGTCAAACTTGCGGATTTCCGGGTTCCGGTGCCGATACGCATCGATCAGGCGCGCCTAGTGCTCACAGCTCCGGCATCGCCGGTCTATCTGCCGCTGACGCTGGCGACGGCTGAGCAGTGGGCTTCCATCACGGTGCGCGATGTGCCCACGACGGTGCCGCAGGTGATGTATTGCGATTACGATTATCCGATCGCCAACCTGTGGTTCTGGGGTTATCCGACCGCAGGCAACGACGTCGAACTGTGGACCTGGCAGCCATTGGGCAGATTCACCTCGATCACCGATTCGGTGGTGATGCTGCCATCCTACGTGGAGATGCTGGTCTACAATCTGGCGGTGCGTTTGGCAGATCAATTCGGGACGGTGTTGCCAGCGAATGTCATGACCGAAGCTCGCAGACTGCTGGGCCGGATCAAGGCAGTGAATAATCCTTCGCTCCCTATGGGCTCGAACGATTATGGGACCGAAGGCGATCGCTACCGTGGCGATTTCAATTACATGGTGGGCAATTGATTCGTTATCACGGAGGCCCGATTACTCCTACCGAAGCTGCCATTGCCTGCTGGTATGGTTCACATGCGATGGTGTCCTTCGCTCGTCCGGATCAGATGACCTTGGTTGCGGAGATCGCTCATTCTTTCGCACTGGATAATGGAGCATATTCGACCTGGAAGCAAGGCATCGAATATGACGTTCAGGAGTATTCCGATTGGGTTGAGCAATGGGAACGCCATCCTGGTTTTGACTGGTGCCTGATTCCAGACAAGATCGACGGCACGGAAAAAGATAACGATGATTTAGTGTCCTGGTGGGTCAGCAAGCATCTGCCCTGTTTCATTCGCAATAATGCGGTACCGGTCTGGCATTTGCATGAGTCGGTCAAACGACTAAAGCATTTGACGGAGCGCTGGCATCGAGTTGCTATCGGTTCATCGGGTGAATTCGCTGAGGTCGGTACCACACGCTGGTGGTCGCGGATCTCGGAAGCAATGGAAGTAGTGTGCGACAGCGATGGGCGGCCATTGACTCGCTTGCATGGTTTGCGGCAAATGGACCCTACCGTATTCAGCCATATCCCCTATGCGAGTGTTGATAGCACGGTGGTGGCGCGTAACGTAAGTCTTGACTGCCGATGGTCTGGACCTTACCAGCCGCTCACAGAACGAACCAGATCTGTGGTTTTGAAGGAACGTGTTGAGCATCATGCCAGTGCTATGCGATGGTCTGGTAGTTGTGGAGTGCAAAGGAACCTCGAATTGGTTGGATAGGAGGCGCTTATCACCGTCCAAGATTTGCTCACTGCAGCTATCCGCTCGATTGGCGTTGTAGCAGCCGAAGAAACCCCCTCCACCTCCGAACTGACGGATGCTCTGTATGCGGCCAACGATATTCTCTCCTCCTGGAGTCCGCAGGTTCTGCCGATCACGCCGCTCACGCGCGAGACCTTTCCTCTCACTGGAACCGTTTCCTACACGATGGGTCCGGGCGGGACTTTTAACACTCCGCGACCGGTGAAGATCGAAGCCATTGCCATTACGTCTGCCGGCGGCTCGCGGCATCCGGCTCGCCTTGCTCCCATCGAAGAATACGATTCCACGCTGGATACGACGCTGGCCGGCTTATTCGCCGAGATCTGCTTCTGTGACGGCGGCTTTCCGATGATGACGTTGAATTTTTATCCCAAGCCGGCGAGTGGCGGCACAGTCGATATTGCGTCCTATAAGCCGCTGCAGCCCTTCGCCAATCTCACTGATACGGTTACGCTGATGCCGGGCTATACGCGAGCTCTCAGATGGGCGCTGGCGTTTGAGATGGCGCCGGAGTTCGGGCGGCCAGTGACGCAGGAACTCACGAGCCTCGCAGCCGACGCGAAGACGAGCATTACAGGACTCAACCAGGCCGTGCTCGGAAAACCTAACACGATTGAACCAATGGATCCCGCGGTTCCGCCTCGCCAGGTAGGCTAGCTCACCGGTGAGTAATTAGTGAGTCACCAGTGACCTACTTTAACTCACCACTCGTAAGACGTTGATACGGCTATAAATGCAATTTCCGTTTGTGGGCGGCAGCTACCCCTCGGCAATCCTGAGAGCTGACGCTCAGAGTTCCATCAACCTCTATCCGGAGACGGACAAAAGCGGCTCAGGCAAGAGCAAGGCGCAACTCGTTGGCACGCCAGGTCTGCAGACGTTTGTGACACTGCCGAATGCGCCGATCCGCGGATTATGGGTCGGTGAGAACCGGCTCTTCGCTGTGGGCGGTGCGCACTTGTACGAGATCCAATCAGGCGGGTCTTACACCGATCGCGGCAATATTGGTTCGGATGGCAAACCGGTGCAGGTGTTTCCCAACGGCAACCAGATCGGCATTGTAAGCGCCGGCGCCTTCTATTACGACAACGGAGCGGGCCCGGTACAGCCCGGCTTTCCCATAGGTACTGGCACGGCGCGTTCTTCGGGCGGCGGCTCGACGCAGGTGTATTGGATTGCTGGACAGACGTTCGACCAGTCCATGCTGAACAAACCCTTTACGCTGGCAGGGACAAGCTATGGCGTGGTGCAGCAGGTGTTCTCCGATACCATGCTGTTCACTAGTGTAGGGATAACACCGGTTGTCCAGGATGTCTACAGCGTCACTTCTGGCCCGGTAACGGCATCCTCCGGCACCTATATGGACGGCTACGCCATTGTGAGCGTGCCCTCGAGCGCGCAGATCAATATCAGCGCTCTCTATGATTTCTCGAACTGGAATGTGCTGGATTTTGCCGTGAAGGAAGGCTATCCGGATCACATTGCGGCGCTCATCGCGGATCAGTCGAATCTCTACATTCTGGGCTACCAGACGCTGGAGATCTGGCGCAATACGGGAGACGCGGATTTTCCTTTTCAAAGAATCCCTGGTGAGGTTCTGGCGATAGGGTGTGCGGCGCCTTCGAGCGTGGATAAGCTGCCGGACGGCATTGCGGTGCTGGCGCAGGACTTTCGCGGCGGGCCTGCGGCTATATTGCTGCAGGGTTACCAATGGTCGCGTATATCGACGCCACCGCTCGAGAAGATCTGGCAGGGATATTCGACGGTGGGGGATGCGGTCGGCTATGCCTATCTGGATGGTGGCCATGCTTTCTGGGTGCTTTCGTTTCCCACTGCCAACGCTACCTGGGTATACGACCGCACCGAGGATCAATGGCATCGGCGCACCTGGAGCGGAGCGGTAGGTTCGAGCATCGGCGGCCGCACCCGCGGCTATCTGCACGGCTACTGCTTCGGCCAGCACTTCGTGGGCGACTGGCAGACCGGGCAGATTTTCAAGCAGTCGCTCGACTACAACGATGATGCCGGCACAGCCATTCTGCGGCAACGTACTGCCAGCCATATCGCCAATGAGAACAAGCGTATCTTCTATTCGCAGTTCACGCTTGATGTGCAGACCGGCGAGGTTGGCACTCCTTCGTTTTATCTGGACTGGTCGCAGGACGGCGGCAATACCTGGTCGAATGCGCACCTCAAATCGCCCACTGAAGCCGTTGTCGGCAAATACAACGCGCGCTACAACTGGCGGCGGCTGGGCCATTCGCGAATGCGCACTTTTCGTGTGAGCTCGACGACGGGAATGCGCCATTGTTGGGTGGACGGCTTTTTTGACGCAGTTGCTTCGAACGATTAAAGCGTGGCTATCTTAAAAAACTCGCATGGCATTCCGGCCGTGCCGGTGGCCTCCAAAGTTCAGGATGATGACGGCAAGCTCACCCAGGAGTATGCGCACTTTCTGCGCGAGCTCGCCGATTACCGGCGGGACATGGACGATATCCAGGTTATGGTGCGGCAGAGCGGCTATGCGGCTTCTGCGCCGGCCTCAGATACTGGCGGCGGCACGGGCACCACTACGCCTCCTATCATCCCGAGCGGAGACTCGGCTCTGGTTGTTACCAACTTTAAGATTGACGGTGCCACCAGCTCGAGCGGAACGATGGTCTGGCAGCCGGATGGTTCGCTGCTGGCCGAAGCGGTTCTGACCTGGACTGCGCCAAGTTCCCCAAAATTTAGCGGAGTGTATTTCTACCGCACTGGCATTACACCTCCGCGGCAGTTGGCGCAAGTGGGGGCCAATGATGTCAGTTATACGTTACAGATACTCGATTGGCCGAAAACGACTACAGCCTGGACCATTACAGCCATCTCCGTGGATGTAGACGGCCATCTGAACGAAGATCCCAACGCCACCATCACGCTCTCGCCACAGGTGACCTGGAACATCGGGCCGCCAGGAGCGGGAGGGTCCGGGCAGGAGCACGCGCCGCTCGTAGATGTCAGCGGAGCTACGATCACCACTGACGAACAGGACTCGAGCGACGGTGTGCGGATGATGCGCTTTGTGATTTCGGGATGGACTCCGCCCACGACCAATGCGAATCAGTTTGGCGGAGTCAAGATCGCCATGCAGGATAACGTGGGCACGACCTTCTGGGACGTGGGTAAGAACACCACGTTTACCACTCCGTGGCAGACGGCAGTGGTGGGGCAGACTCTCAAGTTTTACTTTCTGAGCTACAACCCTCAGAACGAAGTCAACACGATCGTCAATACCATTACGCCGGAAGTGGATGTAGTCTACACGCCGAGTGCTGGACACATCATTCCAGACCGCACCGGCCTGTGGTGGGATGCCAGCACATTCAAATGGCCCTCGAGCGGCAGATTTGAATTCGAGACCACGGCCGCCAAGCAGATGTATATCGGCTCCAAGCTGGTGGTGGGCGGCGCGAACACCACCTTCGGAAGCCAGGACAATGGCCAGATCGCCGTACTCAAGGCGGATGGCACCACGCTGGTGGGCTGGATCGGGACGCAGCAGCCCTCGCAGGGAGACGGGAGCGCGACCTATGGTGCCTGGTTCGGACAACTCTGGGTTGGCGGCGACGGCATCCCTCATGCTCCTCTGTGGGTCGATAACTCAGGCATCGTGGTGGTCGGCGGCATTCAATGGGTCGCGCCTGCCAACGTGCCGCCATATATCTCCATCCGCGATCAGTATGGACTCACGGTGGGTCGCGAGGTGGCGCGCATCGGCGCCCAAGTCGCGGTCAACGGCAATGGCACGTTAATCGTTCCTACTAGCGATCCGGCCTATATACAGGGCGCCTGGTTCAAGCAATTGGCGATCGGCGGCGCAAGCCTGGCCAGTTGGAATTTCCTGGCGGACAATTCCAGTCCGCAGCGCATCCTTGTCCGCAATGTCAATCAATTCCAGATCGATTATCTGGCGAATGCCGGCGGCGGTTTCAGTGCAGCCTACCGGCTATTGTATGGCATGGACCAATGGTCAGCCGGAGTGACCATGTCCAGTTACCGCTTCCCAGGACTCTCGCTGATGAGAGCAACGACGGATGGCTCGGGCAATATCACCGGGGTTACGACACACGGTGCCACGATGATCAATCGCGGATTTATTGTTGGCTCTCCTTCACTTACCCCGATCGGCTCGCTGTACACCTTTAACGGCGATGCTTCCGGTGGGGATGCCGGAACCTTCTGGGGACAGTTCATGCTGGCGAGTCCGTACTCTAACCAGATCAATGTCTTTCTGCGTAGCGGCAGCACCGGCTCTTCGGGCTCGTCGCCATCTGTCGATGGTTCAACCGGATCCGCCTACATGTACCTCAAAGATCAGTTGCAGAATGTCACTTTTGAGGTTCGCGAGAACGGCGATGTGCGCTTCCGCCGTGCTCTCTTATGGGGAGCCTCCGCGACTACACTCATCGATTCGACCGGCACCTATGTGGGTCCAGTTGCTGGCACGGGGACTCCAGGAGCATGGACCGCTTACACCCCCTCCGTGAGCGGCTCGCCTTATTCGGCTACTGTGAATTTCGTTGACTGTGCTTATCTGCAGTACGGCAAGGTGGTATACATCCGCATCGGCCTAACAGTATTGGTTCCTACTGTCAATACCAACGAAACGCTCACCATCTCTTTGCCACCAGGAATTACACCGAAGTCCAATTGGCAAGCTTTGACGTGCGCGCTCTGGAAAGGAACTTATAGCAATACTTCGCTCGGTGTTCCGCCACCTGCTATAGCCGTCATCAACGGCGGCAATGTGCTGCTATGGGCCTATGACGGAATGTCTGATAGCAGCAACTACTACAACGTGGTTTTAAGCGGCTCTTATGAAGCTGTGTGAAAGGAGTGGATGTGGAGAAAACTTTTCAGCTTGACCAGCATGAAGTTCAATATTCTTTGACGCTCGAACAGGAACTGCAGGAATCCTTGGCGCGGGTCGCCACCTTGATGCTCGAGCTCGAGGCCGCCAAGACCAACCTGCAGATGAGCCAGGAGCGCAACCGCAGTTTTGTTCGCATCATCGTGATGCACCGCGGTATCGATCAGGTTCAAGCGGCGCGGATCCAGCGGGGCAATCTGGTGTGCAGCCTTCCGGACGTGCTGCCGGAGCCAACACCGCAGCGGGTGAATGGAGCCGAAACGAGTACGGTCGGATGGCACCACACGGTCTAAATGCTTGTTGAAAAGGTACTGGTCGAAAGTGTACAGCTCACCACCACGGTGGCGGTCTACTACACGACCTCGGTTAAGGTGCATGCCGTTATCGGGCAGGCCACGCTATGCAATCCAACCAGCGGCGCGGTAACGGCAACGATTCATCTCACGCCGCCTGGAGCGAGTCCGGGTCCGGAGAACGCCATTATCTGGCAGCAATCGATACCAGCAGGCCAGACCGCGATTCTGGCGCCGATGGTGAACCACGGCCTGGTGCCGGCGGGCTCATCGATTCAGGCGCTCGCAAGCGCCGCCACATCACTGACTTTTCGCGTCAGCGGATACGAACGAGCCGTGAGCTGACGTTTGAACGGAGCGAGGATTGGGATTTAATTCGCTCGATTATTACGCATCCGAAGATCTGGCCGCATGTCAGCGACGACTCTACGCCACCCTGGGAAGAATGGCAGCCGGTAATCGCGGAGTCCGTCTGGTACGTAGTAGTGCGCGACAGAGAAGAATTGCTGGGCGTGTTCACGATGGTACGGCACAACGCGATCTGCTGGGAAGTTCACACTTGCCTATTGCCGAGCGCATGGGGCCGGACGCTCGAGGCGGCGCGGCAAATGGCCGAGTGGGCCTTCGCCAATATGGAATGCCTGCGCATCATTACCAACGTGCCGGCATATAACCGGCTGGCTCTGCGGTTCGCCGAAAGAGCGGGGATGACGCAATTCGGAGTGAATGAAAAATCCTATCTAAAAGACGGCAAGCTATGGGACCAGTTCTGTCTGGGGCTTTCGAAGGAGGCATGATATGCCGGTGGCAGCGTTAGCGGGTCCATTGATTGGCGCGGGCGGCTCGATTGTCAGCGGTTTGCTCGGCCGCAGTTCGGCCGGAAGTGCCGGTAAACTTCTTGGGCAGACCGGCATCAACGTCGCGGGCTCGCTTGAGAAGGCTACGAAGGGCGCGATTGACGCTGGCTATGCCGGCATGGCGCAGGGCCGCACCGACCTGCAGGATTATCTCAATCAAGGCACAACTGCAGCTACCGGGCAATACGACCTGTCTAATCAGGCCATCCTGGATCGGTTAAATGACGCTAATTCGGCGCTCTTTGGCACGACTGCGGGAGCGAATCAGACCCTTCAGGATTACTACGGCAAGGCTATGGCTGCGTATTCGCCGTATCTGCAGGCGGGCGGCCAGGGGCTGACTCAATTACAGCAGTTCCTGGCGCCCGGCGGCGAAGGCACGAAGCAGTTCGATGCTTCCATGATGGAGTCGCAGGATCCGGGCTATGCGTTCAGGCTGCAACAGGGCCAGCAGGCGCTCGAGCGGTCGGCGGCGGGCCGCGGCGGTGTCCTGGGCGGCGCACAGCAGAAAGCGCTTGACCGCTACTCCCAGGACTATGCGTCGAACGAATATCAGAACGCCTGGAACCGCTACATGCAGGGGCACCAACAGACCTACGGGATGCTGCAGGGACTTGCGAATTTCGGTGTGCCGGCCATGCAGGGAGCGGCGAATGCCGCGCAGGGTTTCGGTGGCGCAATCGCGGGCAATACCATGGCACTGGGTCAAGGCACTTCGGGGAATCTCATGACTGCGGGCGGCCGCCAGGCGCAGAATTATGCCAATCTTGGCAATCTGCTGTACGGCGGCAATATGAGCGTGGGCCAGCAGCTCGCGAATAACGCGATGCAGGGCAACCAGTGGATCGGCAATATCGGATTGCAGGGCGCGAATCTGGCGGGCAATGCGTATATGCAGGGCGCGTTGGGACAGGCTTCGGGGAGTCTCGCCGGCGGCAATGCCTTGA